AATTCCATGTCAGAAGCAACTGTAGTATTAACAAGTGAGAATAGTGCCGAATTTTATGCAAACAAACTAGGTTTAGCTGCCGAAACCCAACCTGTGGTAGTTGAGGAATCAATTACAGATCCAGTCGAGGAACAATCGGTTCAGAATGAATCTGATGCAGAAAACGAGGCGGAAGTAACAGAAGAACCGAAACCAAAACCTAGGCTTGAAAAGAGAATAGATAAAATCGTTAAAGAACGTGAACAAGCTAAACAAGATGCAGCTTATGAACGTCAAAAACGAGAAGAAATTGAAGCTCGTTTAAAGGAATTTGAATCTGCCGCCCGACCTAAAGTTGAAGCGAATCGAGATGAAAAGCCGAAGCCAGATCAATTTGTAGATGCTTTTGAATATGCAGAAGCATTAGCTGATTGGAGTGCTGAAAACGCTGTAATGCGAAGCAAACAGGAAGAAATTGAACGTAGAAGGCAAGAAGAACGTAACAAGATTATCGAAACTTGGAATGGTCGCTTGGAATCTGCAAAAAAAGAAATTCCTGATTTTGATGAAATGGTAGCTTCTAGTGATGTGATCGTACCTGACCATATTAGAGAAGCAATTTTAGACAGCGATGTTGGGCCACAGATTTTATATCATTTGGCTGAAAACAAAGATCTTGCTGAAAAAATATCTAAATCATCCGCTATTACTGCTTTAAGAGAAATAGGTCGGTTGGAAGCAAGGTTTGAAAAAACTGATGCTAAAGAAGTGAAACCTGTTGCTCAGAAGTCAAAAGCACCTGCGCCTATTAGTCCGTTAAAAGCTACAAATAGCGAGCAAGCTGTCATTACTGATACAGATAAGATGACGTTTGCACAATATAAAGCGATGCGACAAGCTAAAAGGATCAGGTAAAAACTTAATCTTTTAAAAAGGAAATAATCATGGCAAATAATTTGCTAACTATTTCCAAGATCACAAACGAAGCTCTAATGGTCTTGGAGAACGAATTAACATTTACATCTGAAGTAGATCGTAATTATGACGATCAATTTGCAATTGTTGGCGGTAAGATTGGTAACACCGTAAATATCAGACGGCCTGGAAGATTCGTAGGGGCAGTAGGCCCGCAATTAGTAGTTGAAGATTTCAACGAAACTTCTGTACCTGTTACATTAACAACTCAGTATCAAGTGTCAACTCAGTTTACAACTCAAGACTTAGCATTGTCTTTAGATATGTTCTCTGATCGTGTATTGAAGCCAGCCGTTGCTGCTATTGCTAACAAAATTGACCGTGACGGAATGGTTATGGCTACTGCTAACACAGCAAATATCGTTGGTGTTGCTGGTACACCCCCAACAGGTTTAATTACATACCTGACTGCTGGTGCTTACCTCGATGCTGAAGGTACTCCTCGTGACGGCAGACGTGCTTGTATTGTTGAGCCATTTACATCTGCAACTATCGTTGATTCTTTGAAGGGCTTATTTGTGCCACAAGAAGCAATTGGCGAGCAGTATCGTAAAGGTTTGATGGGTCGTGATTCTGCTGGTATGAATTGGAAACTCGATCAAAACGTGGTTAGCCAGACTTTTGGTAACAACAGCACTACTACTGTTACTGCATCTGTGGCTACAACTACTGCTACTGGTTTCTTATCAAGTGGTTGGGCATCAAGCTCCAACATTAGTATTACTGCTGCCAACACAGGTACATTGAACCTGAACGTAGGTGACGTAATCCAAATTGCTGGTGTTTATGCAGTTAACCCACAAAACCGTCAGGCTTATGGATCTAACAAGCTCCGTAACTTCGTTGTTAAATCTGCTGCATCTATCGCTTCAGGATCAAGCGTTACTGTAACTGTATCTCCAGCCGTTATTACTGCTGGTCAGTTCCAAAACGTAACAATTCCAAGCCCATCTGCTTCTGCTGCTGTAACGCAATTTAACAGCACAGGTGCAGTTTCTCCACAGAACATTATTATGCACAGAAATGCATTTACACTTGCTTGCGCTGACTTAGAGTTGCCAGAAGGTGTACATTTCGCTGGTCGTGCTTCTGATAAAGAAATCGGCTTGTCAATGCGTGTTGTTCGTCAATACACCATCAACAACGACAGTATTCCTACTCGTTTAGATGTTCTGTACGGATGGGCTCCACTATATCCTGAACTCGCTTGCCGTGTTGCAGCTTAATTTAGAAAGGAAACATAATGTCTAATCCAGGACCAGCAACCACCGTAACAATTCACCCTAACAACTTAGGCACAAACCAAGCAATTCGTTTGTTAGCCGTTGCTACAGGTGTAAACGTAAATGCATCAGGCGATACTGTGATGCCTATTATCAACTCAAGCAACTACTCTGTTTATCAGGTAATCGTTACTAATGCTTCAACTAGCTTAACTACTGCTACTGCTGCTGTTTACACAGCTCCAGCCAAGCAAGGTACAGCTATTGTTGCTGCTGCAACTGCATTATCAGGTAATACAGGTTCTACAGTTGTTAACCCACTTACTGTTGCATCAACAAACACATTAAGTGGTCAAAACTTATACTTCAACGTAGCTACAGCGCAAGGTGCTGCTGCTACTGCTGATGTATATATTTACGGTTACGATTTCAGCACTTATTCTTAATCGGTTTTAATTAAAAACCCCCTCGTAAAAAAGGGGGTTTTTTTAGCTTTTGTTGTATAATAAAACAACCAATTCTGGTTTTCTTTGCAAAGGAAAAATTATGCCGTCATCTACAATCTTGCGTGGTAACGTAAAAGATTATTTTGTCTGTAATCCAAGTTTAACCCCAACAGCAGTTACTGGCACTTCATCTAGCCAAACATTTACTGTTGCTGGTTTATTAACTACTGATATTGTTAACGTAAGTTATAACGGTGGCGCACAAACTGCTGGTATTTCTATTGCTAACGATTATGTATCTGCTGCCAATGTGCTAACTATTCAATTTATCAACGCTTCTGGAAGTTCTGCTACACCTGCTGCTGGAAATTATTTAGTTGAAGTATTGCGTACTGATGGACTTCCAATCGCAGTAAACGCTGCTTAAGGATAAATCATGGCAAATACATCGGCATACCGTTTTGTAGGCCCAACAACTGCTATTACTGTTACTACATCTAGTTCTACAGCAGTCACAATTACCCCTAATGGTAATGACCAAGTAAACTTTTGTGGGTTTTTGAACACAGGAACTACCCCTATTGCAGTTACTATTGCACCTGCGGTTCTTGGCACAACTACAACTGCACCTGCAGCCGTATTGCCTACTGGCGGTAATACTTCACAATCATTTGTATTAGGTGTGTCTATGTCTAGTCCGCAAGTAATGGTTGTACCACCAGTATTCTCAATTACAGCAATAGGAACGGCAAATACATTGTATGTAATGCCTATGGTTGACCAAAACTAAGGAGTAGTTTATGGCTGATCCAGCATTAACGCAGGATCAAAACTTACTGCCTGTTCAAGCATATTTTAACTTGGATGGCAGTTTTAACACGTTTATTGGTCAAGGTCAGCCATTTTATGCAACGGTAAACCCTAGCCAATCAGGGTTAAATATTACCAATAGCACGATTAATAGTACGACAATCGGTGCTGTAAACCCTTCTACTGGTGTTTTTACTAATATCAGTACAACAACTGGGCAAATTAGTACAAGTCCTAGTAATCCATCTGATATAACTAACAAATTATATGTTGATACGGTAGCTCAAGGATTATCTCCAAAAGGCTCATGTTCTGCTGCGACTACTGCAAATATATCCTTGTCAGGATTGCAGACAATTGATGGCTACACATTGTTGGCAAATGATCGAGTATTAGTTAAGAATCAAACAACAAGCTCCCAAAATGGTATTTATGTCGCATCTAGTGGTGCTTGGTCACGATCATTAGATATGGATGTTTGGGCAGAAGTGCCAGGCGCATATACAGTTGTAATTAATGGTACGCAATATGGCAATACAGGTTGGGTGTCAACATCTGCAGAAACAGGCACAATTAATGTCACACCTATTACATGGGTTCAGTTTTCGGGAAATGCGACTTATTTTGCAGGGACAGGATTAACTTTATCAAGCAATACATTTAGTATTACAAATACAGGTGTTACGGCAGGATCGTATGGATCTGCAAGTAACACATTAAGTGCTACAGTTAATGCTCAAGGTCAATTATCTGCGTTATCTGCTCAAGCAATATCTATTGCGCCTAGTCAAATTAATGCAACTATTCCAAATTCAGGATTAACGAATAGCTCGATTACAATAAATGGGTCTGCTATATCACTAGGTGGTAGTGCAACTATCACAGCAAATACCCCTAATGCGTTGACAATAGGAACAGGATTATCTGGCACAAGTTTTAACGGTTCTTCGCCAGTAACGATTGCAATTGATTCAACTGTAGTCACGTTAACAGGTACACAGACTTTAACAAACAAAACTCTAACAAGCCCTATAATCAGCACAATTAGCAATACAGGTACTTTGACATTACCGACATCTACCGACACTTTGGTAGGTCGTGCGACTACAGATACGTTAACAAATAAGTCCATATCTGGCTCAACGAATACAATTACAAACATTGGTAACGGTTCGCTGACTAACTCAAGCATTACGATTGGATCTACGTCAATTAGTCTAGGTGCAACTGCATCAACGCTAACAAGCGTGACTATGGCTACTCCAACCATATCAAGTTATGAAACTTATACGGCCATATCTGCGCCTACTTATAATGCTGGTCGTTTATGGTATGACAGCACACAAAACGCATTAGCGTATTACAACGATGTAACAAACAACACTATACATATTGGCGAAGAAATACAATTAAAAGTTTATAACAATACAGGATCGACTATTAATATTGGTCAACCTGTATATGTAACTTCAACAAGTAGTGGTTACACTTATCCTAACGTGGCATTAGCAATTGCAAACAGTTTAACAACAGGCAACGTGATTGGTTTGGCAAATCAAGCTATTCCAACAGGAACGGCAGGGTATGTAACAACAATTGGATTGATTCAAGGAGTAAATACTGGTAGTTATACCGTTGGTGATACGCTTTATTTGTCACCTTATTCTGCTGGTTTTTATCAAAATACAATCCCACCGACAGGATATGCAATTAAAATTGGTATTGTTGCTTATGTAAATTCAACAACAGGCGCAATTTATGTAAACAAAAGCAATTTATCTGTTCAAGCTGGTAATATTGTCGGACAAGTAGGATTATCAAATGGCGGCACAAACGCTAATTTAACTGCATCTGCTGGCGCAGTAGTTTATTCATCATCAACTGCATTAGCGTTATCAGCAGTAGGCTCTACAGGGCAAGTATTAACGTCACAAGGAACGTCAGCACCTATTTGGTCAAATAACGCAGCAACAGTTAGCGTTACAGACGATACATCAAGCAATACAACAGAATATATTACGTTTGCACGTCAAACAACTAGTTCTATTAATACGTTGTATACAGCTAGTACACAGGTTAAGTTTAATCCAAGTACAGGTGTATATTCAGCTCCTATTTTTAGTGGATCAGGTGCAAATTTAACAAGTTTAAATGGCTCAAATATTGCATCAGGCGCAGTTCCTGTAGCTTACGGTGGCACAGGCGCAACAGTAACAACAGGTACAGGTAATAATGTATTAAGCAATAGCCCTGTAATTACAACTCTTTATATTGCACCATAATGTTCGACTGGAAAATAACCAAAATCAGCGTAGAAGATGGGGTAATTACTCATGCTCATTACGTTTGTAAATTAATACAAGATCCGCACAAGGTATCTACAGAGGGAAATTGGTATTTTTCAGATAAGATTATTAAAAAACCATTAGAAGAAATTAAGGAATTAGATATTGCTGAGTGGATAGAAAAAGAATCTATGCAAAATGGTGTAAATACAATAAAATCAAGGTTAGAGGAACAGATGCAGTCATTACAAAGCGATCAAACTGTGAATTTACCCTGGCTGCCTAAAACTTTCAAAATCAAGGATTAAATCATGGGTCAAATTGTCTTTCAAGCAACGCTAGGTGGTCAAACTGCTCTGGTAGGGCAAAACACATCTTCTAGCTATAGTTTAAACTTGCCATTAGCAACAGATACGCTAGTTGGTAAAACTACAACTGATACTTTAACAAACAAAACTTTAACTGCACCTGTTATTTCTAGCATTGTCAATACAGGTACTTTAACTTTGCCAACATCTACAGATACCTTAGTGGGCAGAGCAACAACTGATACGCTAACTAATAAAACAATTAGTGGTTCAAGCAATACTTTAAGCAATATTGGTAATTCAAGTTTAACAAATTCATCTATTACAATCGGTAGTACAAGTGTTAGTCTTGGAGGTACAGCAACCACAATATCTGGATTAACTTTAACATCAGGTGCATTTAACGGCACACTTGGAGCAACTACACCAAGCACGGCAGTAGTAACATCTTTGACCGATTCAGGATTAACTGCTGGTCGAGTAAATTATAACGGCACGGGCGGTCTTTTAGTAGATAGTGCTAATTTAACTTTTGATGGAACAAATTTAGGTATTGGATTAACGCCTACATCAGCAAAAGGTAATTTACAAGTAAATACAGCAATTAGTTATACCGACACAGGTATTCTTGCTACGTTCGCATCTAGTGTTGCTGGGTATAACCAAGTTATTTTACAAAATACTAACTCAGGTGCAACGGCATCTACAAACTTTAACGTATCAAATAACAATGGAACGGCTACAACAAACTTTGGTGAGTTTGGTATTAATTCATCTGCGTTTACAGGTACAGGTTCATTTAGTCAGGCTGGGTATACCTATTTAGCATCCGCATCAACTGACTTAGCTATTGGTACTTACGGCTCAAATGCTATTCACTTTGTTGTAAATAACGGTGCTACTGATGCAATGACAATTGATACTAATGGTAATTTATTAGTTGGAAACACTTCTGCAATATTTGGAAATACAAACCGTGGTGTAATTAATGTCAACGGCACTTCTACCGCACTACTTTCTTTGTCCAGCGGTGCATCTACATCTACCGCTGGTTATATGTATTGGGATGGCTCTAACTTACAAGTCGTAAATAATTCAACAAGTGGTGCATTAACATTTAATACAAATGCTGCAACAGAACGGATGCGTATTACCTCAACAGGTAACGTAGGTATAGGCACAAGTAGTCCAGCAACTTCAGCTTTATTAGATGTACAAAGCACATCTGCGGGTATTCGTTTTCCAAATATGACAACCACGCAAAAAAATGCAATATCTAGTCCTGTCGCTGGATTGACGGTATTTGACACGACTTTAGGAAAATTATGTGTCTATTCGGGTTCGGCATGGCAAACAATAACTTCTGTTTAAAGGATTAAAATTATGTCAGCAACTATTAACTGGATTATAGACTGGATGGATGCATCCACACAAACTATTAATGGACACTCAGAAGTTGTATTGACTGCTGGATGGAGATGTACAGGTACAGAAGCTAACACAGCAACACCGCCTGTTACATTTACAAATAGCATATACGGCACTTGTACATTTCCTCAACCTGCCGAGGGGGGTTCTTTTACACCTTACGCACAATTAACACAATCACAAGTAGTTGGATGGTGCTTAGAAAACGGTGTTAATCAGGCAGCGACTGAAACTGCAATCAACAACAATTTAGCATTACAAATTAATCCATTAGTAACACAACCACCATTGCCTTGGAGTAATTAATGGCTCAACCGTTTGACATAATTTCTCGTGCATTAAAAGACATTGGTGCTTTAGAAGCAGGTGAAAATCCAACACCTGAAGCAGCTCAAGATGCTTTTGATATGTTAAATGACATAGTAGATCAATGGTCAAACGAATCAATGATGGTTTCTTATAAAACAGAAATTATCTATCCTATATCACCTGGTGTTACACAATATACAATTGGACCTGGTGGAACAATTGGGGCAGTATTTACAGGTTCTATATCAGGAAACATACTAACAGTTACAGCAATAGCAAGTGGCGCAATAGCATTAGGACAAACTCTTAATGGTTCAGGTATTACAAACGGCACAACTATCGTTGCATTTCAATCTGGTGCTGGGGGAAATATCAATGAAGTTGGCACATATACACTTAACATTAGTCAAACTGTTACATCTACAACAATTAATTCGTATTATCAGCGACCCCTTTCTATTAATAGTGCTTTTGTGCGTATTAATACATACAGTAATAATCAGCCTATTACTAATGGTGGCCTCGATTATCCAGTTGCAATTCTTAACGTAGAAGATTACGAAATGATTGGTTTAAAAACGCTTGCTGGCCCGTGGCCCAAAGCTCTTTATTACCAACCAACCGAAACATTAGGAAACATTTTTGTATGGCCTAATCCATCACAAGGTGAAATGCATATATTTGCAGACACATTATTTGCACGTTACAACACTATCAATGACCCAATTATATTGCCACAGGGTTACTCAATGGCTCTCAGATGGTGTTTAGCTGAACGTCTAATGCCTATGTATGGCAAAGCATCTGCAACGCAAATAGGGATGATTAACGCATA